CCTTTAAACGCTCTTTAACTATTTCAGCAGTTGTTTCAGGGTCATTAGATAATACATCAAAATCAGCTATCTTTTCCAAATGTTTTTGTAAATTTTTTGGCATATATTGTGAATAAAGTGTAATTGCAAATCCACCAAAAAATACAACCCCTTGGTTAACAAATGTATTTTTAACATTTTCATAAATTTGGTCTTCATTTTCTTTGTCTACCATATTTCTTTGAAAATCTACATCATTACAATTAATATGAGTTAATGGATAATTTTTATTCAAAAGTGTTAGTCGTTTTAAAACTTTTTCCCATCTGCTTATATCTCCTGCTGGTCTTGATAATTCTAAATACATAGACATCCTTAAAAAATTTGGAGGTGCATATAATATACCTGCCACTCTTATTGAATCTTTTTTTAAAGCATTAAATATTTCTTTGGGTATTTGAGTTATATCGGCAACTGGAATATAATTCACAAAAACTTTATATGTACCATGATGTTGACCAGCCTTTGCTTCAACGTCTGTAAACCCTTTCTTATAATAAATATCAGCCAACTCTTTCGCGTCTTCTAAAGCATTAAATGTAAAAAAATCATAGTCGGGTATTTCTATATCCTTATTATAAAATTGGTCTGATTCTGGTAATATACTATTAATAGCTGTACCTCCATAACATATCAAATTTTTGGTTTTTAAAAAATCCTCTACAACATTTATTATTTTTTGAATATCTTCAGAATTCACAACACGTTTGCCTATTTTTTCTTCTGCTTTATCTACAGCCATACGTAAAATGGCTAACTCACAATCACTAAAATTTAAATCTTTACATATATTTTTTTGCTTCATATACTAAAGTGATAAAATAATTAATTGAATAATATAATATATTTAAAAGGATTGTATCATGATAATATAATGGAATTATTAACTCCTTCTCATATTATTGAATCAAATAATCAAATTTTAAATGAAAAAAAAAATCTTACAAGTATTAAAAGACTTATACGTGAGTGTAATAGTTTATATTCAATATATCCAAGTGTGGTTGTAAATATTGTTTCTGATGAAATTACTATAACGGTTTCTGAAAATATTAATAATAAAAGTTATAACTATAAATTTGTTTTGAGAGATGGTTATCCATTTAAACCTCCTAGAATATTTTTTAATGGTACACCTTATATAGATTTTTTAAAAATGAATGGGGATTATGAAAAAAAAATGGTGAAAAAAGTTAGAGGTCAAGACTGTTTGTGTTGTTATTCAGTAAATTGTGCTGAAAATTGGACACCCGCAATCAAACTTAATGTAATTATTGATGAAATTAAATCAATCCTTCAATTTAAAAGAGATGTAATAAATAGTTTTTTAGGGGAAAAAATTGAACAAAAAAATAATATACCTCACGGTTGTATTAGTTCTTATTTAATTTAATAAAAAAATGACCTCATGAGAGGCAAATTTTATTTTTTTACAATTTTTTTACAATTTTTATTTTAATCTTTTTTATATTTTTATAATTTTTATTTTTTAAATTATATATTTGTTTTTGCTATACTTTTTTTAAAAGTATATTTTTAAGAAGAATCGTTACGACCAAATGGGTTAATATAATGTTGTTCGCTGTCCATACGCATAAATACAGGATTAGTAGCAGGCATATCGTCATCTAAATCATCATCTCCTAATATAGAAAGTCCCGAATAAGATGGACCATTTGTTTGTCTTACAAGCTTTGGTGGTTGTGGCAATTTGGAAGCAATATCTTTTCGTATGTCTTCATTTAAATGAGTCAAATAAATAGGGTCATAAGGCAGTCCTGAATAATCTTCTTTTTTAAACTCAAGCCAAGGACAAAATAATAATTCTTGTATATATGCTTCATGAATAATCTCTTCAGTTTTAAGGTATGCCATTGTATCTATGCGGGTCAATTCCGGAATAGGCGGCGGCAAATCATTGTCACAAATACTGCTAACAAAGCTGTTAGAATATTGCGGTTCTGTGTCTTTTCCAGTCCAAGTTGTCGTTTGGCGTTCTATGCGAACTGGTCCTGGTGGCAATTTAAAATCCGCTTCATCCTCAATATTAACAAAATTAGCGCTAGGCGTACAGTGTTTTCCACATGTTGTTAATATTCGCTGCAACGGTGGTATAGGAATATTATCTAGAACTACAGTTACATCACGCTTCACGCTAGCAGGCGCAGGTGGTAACATATTGTTGTCAAAATTAATAGTAGTATTGTTCATCTCTTCAATGTTCGCTTGTAGCTGGCTCATTAGTAATTATATCTTTATACTTAAGCTTTAAATTTATTTCAATTTTTTTATTAAATGATAAAAATTGAAATACTTTAGATTTTGTAAATTTATTCTATTTTTTAGATTTTTTAGATTTTTTAGATTTATTTTTAGATTTTTTAGATTTATTTTTAGATTTATTTTTTAATTTTTTAGATTTATTTTTTAATTTTTTAGATTTATTTTTTAATTTTTTTATTTTACCACCGATACCAATAGTATCAGTAGTATCTTGTTTAGAGTCTAATTCTAGTTCTTCAGACGCTAATTGTGTACTTGTATCTTGTAAAAATTCACAACTTCTATATGGTTCATCATCTCTACTTAGTAGAAAAACACTCACACACCTATTCCAAAATTCTACAAATAAATTAGATATAGTAAAATGTACATATACCAATAAATCTATATCAACCCCAACAAGTTGAGGATTACCCTCTATATTTTTAAAACGAGGATCATCTATAGTCATTTGTAAAGTATCCGGTTGAATATCAAATTGTACGTATGGTTGATATTTACCATCTAATGTTTTTTCACAACTCTTAGAATCATCCATTTTAATTGGTCCAACATTATCAATTTTATAATGAAAAATACCGCTTCCTTCCTCATCAACATTTTGTTTTTTATAATACCCACAAATAAATCTACTTTCATCACTTTTAACTCGCATCACTCCTTTTGGGTCATTATATTCTTCTATATATTTAGTTCTCGGTGAATGTAATGATATATGAAAAAATTTGCGATACGAGTCGCTTCCAGATTTTGATATTATTTTACCATTGTTTCGACACAGGGTTTTAAATGAAAACATAATATCGCCACATATATTCGCATTGTTTATATTACCTAATCTGTCAGGTATAAATTCAAAATCTATTTTTTCTATATCTGAATCAAAATTAAATAAATTATATATGGTATTAAATGCTCTTTTAAATTCTGTATTATTTTTAAAAAATAAATATAAATTTTTACAAAAATCTGCGAAAATTTGTTCGTCATTTTTTTTTAATTTTTCCCAATTAATACTAGCATATACATATCTATCTTTCACCCTTTCTACAAAACACTTTTCAGGTTTAAAATTATCACATGGTAAATCATTCCAATTTAGAGGAACACATGTATCGTTGTATTGTTTATTTACATCATATTCTTTGTCATTTAAAAAACAAAAATTTGTAGTTCGGCTAGAATTACTACTCCATCCTATATTTTCTTTTAGTTCATCATTCCATAGTTCTTGTGGTGTTTTTGGTTTTTGTACAGACACAATTATTTCTGGTTCTTTTAATGCTTTGTTAAAACTTGATTCTACCATTTTTTTAAAAGCTTGTAGACTTTTCGGTTTTACTTGTTCTAAATTATCTGAATAACCTGGAATAGTTATCATGCGGTTCATTTCATTATTAATACGTTCTTTAACTTTTTCATCTTCTAAAAGTTTCCGAGCATCAGAATTAGACATTTTTTCACGAATCATAGTAAAAATATAATCTTCTTTCCAATTCAAATCTTGTTCTGATGCACTAGGAGGAATAAAATAATCAGTCATTATATATATAAAATATATTTAAAAAATAAGAAATAATAAAGTTATTTATAAAATTGTGACTTTGGAAAAATAGTATTACATCCATTACACTTACATTGTGTATCGTTTATTAAAAAAAATTTACCATTTATATTTGGTGTTTGACGTGTATTTTTACATACAGGACAACTATAATTTACGGGATTATCATTATATTTTATTGAAGATAAGCACTGACCCATAGTATAAATAATTATAATTATTTATTTTTAAATTAGTTATAATTATTTTATTTATTTTTATATTTATTTTTATAAATGCTTACATTTTAAAACTATAATAGTCACTACTAACAGGTCTTGAAGCATAGTCATATTCTTGTTTTTGTGGTTCAGGGTCTGGAATAGTAACCGGTGTGTATCTTAAATCTGCTGGCTTTAAATCAAAAGCATATCCTGCTCTATCAAACATCATAGTATTTTGAATTAAAAAATTATCTACAAGTTGATAGCGAATAGCTACCATTTGACAACCATATGTTCTACATAAAAGAGCACTTGGATTAGGTGGATTCATGCCTTTATCAGGAAACACGATTGTCATATTTCTTCTATTGTATTCAGTTAACTCATTTATATCAGGATTGTCTTTAACTTGATTAAAATATAATGCTCTCATAAACATTGAACTACTAGTTAAATTAACATATTCTAAAAACTCTTTATTTTCTAAAAACGCATTACTATCATTAAGATTTCTCTCTACAATTATTATTATTTTTTTCTGTAACTCTAATAATGGTACTGTTCCTAAATTAGTATTGTCATTTTCAAAACTATATTCCTTGCCAAGCATGTCGGTATCATAAGATTTAAAAATGTCTGCCATTTTTGTATATATTTTTTGATTATTGCTCTTAATACGTAAGTGAATTAATAATGGGTCCGTTGAGTTAGGACATGTACCACCTGCAAAAGCATAATCCTTAATTGTTTTCATTACATCGCCAAAATTGACTGAATTAAATGTTTCTTTAATATAAAAATCATCTTGTGTACTGGTTGCTACAACTGGTTCATCATCCACTGAATATACTTCAAAATCTAAACAGCGAACACCTTGTTTTATAACCGCTTTTAAATTACATGTGTCTACAAAGTTGTTTTTGTATGAGCCGCCACTACAGGCATTATATGCGGTTTTAATGTAGTAATCATATAAATTACCAGAGCAATCAGGGTCACTTGAAGTAATAGGTCTTATTTTGCCATTTACTGCAGAATATAAATTATTCATATATGTACACTCCGAACTGTTTAGCCTTGTTAAATAAATTACATATCCTATCATAAATATCAATAAAATGAAAATGATGGCCATAATCATGTAACACTGAAAATCTTCATCCATGTTTTTTAAACTGCTTAAATAATCTGTTGTTTGTGGACTTGACATTATCTAATATAATATATTATTTTTTATTGGAGGTTTTAAAAAAATATTAGAAATAATTAAATTATATTATAATGAATAAAGAATTAAAAAATTAATATATTATATACATAACATGGCTGGCGGATTAATGAACTTAGTATCAGAAGGTCAACAAAATGTAATATTAAATGGGAACCCTGAAAAGACATTTTGGAAGACTAGTTTTAAAAAATATACTAATTTTGGAATGCAAAATTTTCGTCTTGATTACGAAGGTACACCAACATTAAATTTAACAACGGAGTCCACATTTGTATTCAAAGTAAAACGATATGCCGATTTACTTATGGATTGCTATATTTCCATAGCAATGCCGACAATTTGGAGTCCGATTTATCCTCCTCAAGCGGTTCTGCAAGAAGATGGTAGTACAATATATACAGATTGGGCACCATACGAATTCAAATGGATAGACAATTTGGGTGCCCAAATGATTGAGCGTATTACTATTACTTGCGGCAATCAAAAGTTACAAGAATATTCAGGTCGCTACATATTAGCATCGGTACAACGAGATTATAGTGGTACAAAAAGAGCACTATTTGATAATATGACAGGAAACGTGCTTGAAATGAACAACCCAGCAAGTGCGGGAACACATATGAACGCATACCCAAATGCTTATTACACTTCAAATCCTGCGGGAGCTCAACCATCTATTAATGGAAGAGTATTGTATATTCCATTGGGAGCATGGTTTAATCTTAAAACACAGAATGCGTTTCCTTTAGTATCATTACAATACAATGAGCTTCAAATAAGTGTCACATTTAAACCAGTGAATCAATTATTTAGAATTCGTGATGTCTTGGATTACAATAACAATTTTCCTTATGTGGCACCAAATTTTAATCAATTTTATATGCAGTTTTATCGTTTTTTACAAACTCCACCTGACATAGCATTAGGACCTACTTCATATGTGGATACAAGAACAAATTGGAATGCAGATATCAATTTAAATTGTACATATTGTTTTCTCTCTAATGATGAATCTAGATTGTTTGCGAAAAATGAACAAAAGTACTTGATTAAGCAAATATATGAAACACCTTATTATAATATTACAAACCAAAATAAGGTACAATTGGATTCTATTGGAATGGTTATTAGTTGGATGTTTTATTTTCAAAGAAGTGATGTTAATTTACGAAACGAATGGTCAAATTATACAAATTGGCCATATAATTATATGCCTTTTGACATTACACCTGCTCCAAGTGGTGGTGCTTATCCTAATCCAGACTTAGGTGGGTTGTCACCATTTATTGGTCCAGGTTCAGAACCAAGCGGAACATTAACTGGTTTAATGATAACGGGTGATTATAATCCGCAAAATAATAAGGATATTTTAGTAGGTTTGGGTATTTTGTTGGATGGTCAATACAGAGAAAATATTTTGCCCGCAGGTGTATACAATTATATTCAAAAATATACAAGAACTGATGGTTATGCTCCAAATGGATTATATTGTTATAATTTTTGTTTAGATACATCACCATATTCATTACAACCATCAGGAGCTATGAATGTGAGTAGATTTACAAATGTAGAATTTGAGTTTACAACCATAAATCCACCGGTAGACCCATATGCTCAGGTGTTGACTATTTGCGACCCTAGTACAGGCGAAGTAGTAGGTGTAAATAAGCCAACATGGCGCATTTATGACTACAACTATGATTTATATGTGATGGAAGAGCGTGTCAATATGGTTATCTTTATTGGCGGCAATGCGGGTCTTTTATACGCGACATAAAAAGTTCTTTAAATGTGTTTTAATTAATATATTTAAAGAATCTATGAATTTAAAGGATAAAAAAATGAATAATAACAAAATATAGTTTATAATAGAATAATAAGTAACATTAATATTAATTAAAATTATATATAATACAAATAATTTTATGTATATCATTTTTGTATTCTTCAGCAGTTTCTCTAAAATAATTAATAATACTCTTATAGTCACTAGATACATATTTTATTAATGAATTGATTTGAATTATTATGCTATGATTACACCCTTTCAATTTATTATTGTACATATTGAGTATGAATTCCATATGAGCTGTATTACTTTCAACCCAATACTCATTTGAATAATATTTATACATTTTTGGTCCATCTGGATTATATATATACTTTATACCACCTTTTAAAAACTTAATAAGATGTTCTTGAGTCAGTTCAGATTCATCAGTATACTGCGACATTTTCTTGTTATTAATTGATTTGTTCTATTTGTTGTATTTATTGTATATTTATTTATTATAAGTTTTTGTTTTATTTCAATTTTTTTTTAATTAAAATTATATTAAAAATTATAGAGTTAAATATTTAAAAGTTCTTTAAGTTACTTTAAGAATTTATTATATAAAAAATCAAAATTATAAATTCCCAAAAGTATTTCGGAAAATCGATTTTGGACATTTATAAATGTCCATTTTTCATTTTTGTAAATATATCTTGGAAAAATGAAAAAAATGTTTTTTTTGAAAAATTTGTGACCATAAAAAAAATTAGCGTCTCATGGATTTAAAAACTTTTTCAATTTTGTGACCATAATTTTTTTTATTTAATATATTTTAATTTTAAAACAATTTAGGCATTTTTTATAGCAGTATATTATACTGACGCATGACTGACGCAAAAATGCCAAAAAATGCCGAAAAGTTCCATTGTCAAAATTGTGATTTTAAATGCTGTAAAAAATCAAACTATGTAAAACATTTATTGACACCAAAACATAAAAATACTGACAAAATACTGACAAATACTGACGCAGAAAGTTCCGAAAATGCCACAGTCACAAATAATTTCATTTGTAGTTGTGGAAAAGAATACAAACATCGTCAGAGTTTATTTAATCATAAAAAAAAATGCCAACCCAAAGAAGAAATAGATGAAATAGATAAACCTTTAAATGAAAAGGAAATCATAATGACCCTTTTAAATCAAAATAATCAGCTACAAAATCAAATAATAGAATTATGTAAAGAAAATAAATCAATGATTACAAATAATATCACAAATACAAATTCACATAATAAAACATTTAATCTAAATGTGTTTTTA